GTTTGGGAAAAATAGAGATATCCCATCAACTACAGAACAAGTGTATCTTCCGGCTTCGGAAGTAAACTTAGAAAATTTAACTAAAGACAAAGATCCAAATTATCTAAATTTAAACAGGCAAGTATTAACTCATCAAGCTAATATTGTTGTTCAACAAGGGCTTGAAACAGACCCAGTGCGCGGCACTGTCACTAGCAGCAGTCAACGAGAAACTCCTAGTCAAGTGGTTGGATTAAGTTCTCCGGGTAGAACAAGTCCGGATACAACAGACTTTCCAAGAGCATATTTAGATGCATTAATTAAACAAGGTAAAGATGGATTAACACTTAATCAATTGCAAGGATTTCCGTTCCGCAAAGGTGGCCATAGTTTTGTCATGGATGACGGTGATATCTACGGTGATAGTCAATTGGTAAGATTACGCAGCGCCGGCGGACATCAAATTTTAATGAATGACACTGCCAATGTAATATATATTTCTAATAGCCTTGGTACAAACTGGGTCGAACTAACGCCTGATGGCAGCATCAATATCTACAGTGGCAACAGCGTGAACATCAGATCAGAAATGGATTTAAATTTTCATGCTGACGGAAATGTTAATATGCATGCCGGAGACACAATAAGGATGTATGCCGGATCAACTATACATTCGCAGACCAAAACTCAATTGACCAAAGCCGACGATTTGTATAATATCAATGCCGGTGTTGTTGCAATAAAAAGCGGCGGAAATATGGATTTGCAATCATTGAATGGCAGTTGGCAAACTGCAGGATTGACTAATTTTAATTTTGAACGCCTGCATGTTCGTACAACTAAAGAAACTGTAATTAATTCCAATACCAATACTAGCACAGGAACAGTAAGCGGGTGGAATACCAATACTGGAGAACTATGGGTAAAAGGTAGTAAAGTTTATCTGAATACTGCAGGAAAAGTTCCTATTACACCAGATAGTCCCACACCACCAGCAATTAATCCCGACTTGTTATTGTACAAGCAACAAGGTGTAAACTTTGACGATACCACTAAGCGTTGGAGAAAAGAAGCTGGCAAATTTGAAAGTGTAGCACCATTTGCTCCTACACATGAACCGTGGTCTAGAACATCCGGTGCACAAAAACAAGCCGACGGTACGGTGGTGCCTCCAAAGACACAGGATAATAGGTAAAATAACTATGCCCATAAACGTAACAGAAATTGCCAACAAAGCATCATCAGCAATATCCTCAGCGACCGCAAATATAAAGGCCAACATTAGTGCCATAACGGCCAATATAAGTTCAGCGACGGCAAACTTAAAATCGTCCTTGTCAGCAAACACTACTTCGTCTAATTCTAATCTTGGACCAAGTAAAGCTCAAAAAGAAACCTTTACACAAGGAGCATCAAGGGATATATTGACAATCGAGAAAGCGCCGTCTGCATTACCTTTGCCTAAAATTAAAGCATCTATACCAACGCTACTGCAGAGTGATGTAAAAGCATTGATGCTACAAATTGCCTACATGGAATCCAATATAGATGAAACATATCTTTCCCCACCCAGGAGTGGCAGATATGCAGTACATGATACAACCTTAGTTAATTATGGCTACAAATCTAATGTTGGTGCGTATCTTGGGAAAGACGGGATTACCACAGAAGTAGAATTTATCTACGATACTGTTGTTCAAGACCGAATAATGGAACGTTTTCTATTAGATCAATATAAAGCCCTAGTAAAAATAGGAGCAATTAAAGACAACGATACCAAGGAAGTGATAGGCGGAATGCTTGCTGTTGCTTACCAGTTTCAAGATGCTGCCCCGGGTGTTGGCACACTTTCTTCGTTAACTGGGTTAGCTACTGGAGCAGATACAGCATCATTGGTCAGTACAGCAACATCATTGGGCTCGTCATTGAGCTCAAGTCTAGCTACAAACAGTGGAGTCAGTGCATCGGCAATCGCCGCACTTAGTACCCCCTTTGATTCAGTGATGCAAAAACTATTAAGTGCAAACCCAGTTAGTTCAACAGCAGATCTCAAAAGCGGTGTTGGTTCATTAAAAGCAACAGCTCAAAATTTAAAAGATACTGCCACCTCCGCAGCAGAATCAACAAAAGCCTCCTTGGAATCCAGTGCGCCCGGACTTCAATCGCAGCTTAAAAAAGCAGCAGCAAAGATAGACGTTGAAAAATTAAAATCTACAGCCAGCGAGTTCGCTAGCTCGTTACCGGCAAACAAAGCAAAGGAATGGCGTCAATCAGGGGTAGGAAAAGACAGTTTGGGCAGGGAAGGGACGTTATTCTATAATGCTGGGAGATATGCCATTGTGACCCTTGGGGCCGATGTTGTAATACAAACACAATCTAATGTAACTGCAATTGAGTTTTAAAAAGGGTAAATATTAACATGGCCACACGATATAAAGGTTTTAGCACCATAGACCAAACAAAAAAGTTTCGATTAACTGACATAGATTTAGTTAAACGGGACCTATTAAATCATTTTTCTATTAGGAAAGGTGAAAAACTAATGAACCCAAATTTTGGAAGTATAATTTGGAACATGTTGTTTGAACCCTTAACCGCTGATGTAAAATCTACCATAGTAGAAGATGTTAGACGTATAGTAACCTACGATCCAAGACTACAAGTTGAACAAGTGTTAATAAATGAATTAGAACAAGGGATTCAGATTCAAATTGATTTGGTATTCTTGCCCGGAAACTTTGCCAGCAGCCTACGTCTAGACTTCAATAGTTCAACAAACTCTCTCACAGCATCATAATAGTACCGGTTATTTCTTGCCATAAATACTAAACAACAGGTATTATTATGGCAATTACTACACGACAAACCAGTTTATTAGTTCAGCAAGATTGGACTAAAATCTATCAAACCTTCAGAGAAGCTGATTTCCAGAGCTTTGACTTTGAGACTCTTCGCAAGAGTATGATTGAATACTTACGCACGTATTATCCTGAGGATTTCAATGACTTTACAGAAAGCTCGGAATACATTGCACTGATAGATTTAATAGCTTTCTTGGGGCAAAGTCTAGCATTTAGAGCAGATTTGAATGCCAGAGAAAACTTCCTTGACACAGCTGAACGCAGGGATTCGATATTAAAACTAGCCAAACTGATTAACTATAATCCTAAACGTAGCATTCCGTCCTCGGGGTTTTTAAAGATTAACAGTATATCAACAACAGAATCAGTTTATGACAGTATTGGTACAAATCTTAGCAATTTAAACATTGTGTGGAACGATACTACCAATGAAAACTGGTTAGAACAATTTACCTCAATATTAAATGCAGCTCTAGTAAGCACACAGGCCATCGGAAAACCCGGAGCAAGCCAAACGTTAAGTAGTGTTAAAACCGACGAATATGCCATTGACATTATCTCGGCTGTGACTGCAACTTATCCTTTTAGTGCATCAATTGCTGGCGTTACCTATCCATTTGAGATAGTGAGTGCAACGTCGGCTGGGTTAACTTACATTGATGAAAAAGATCCACGTCCTACCGGAATGTTTAACATTTTGTATCGAAATGATAATCAAGGCAATGGGTCAAATAACACCGGGTACTTTGTTTATTTTAAACAAGGGGAATTAAGAAGCCTGGATTTTTCAATTAGTGATAGTTTACCTAATAGAATTATAAACATCAATTTTGATAACATTAATAATTCTGATGTTTGGTTGTATTCATTGAACGCAACCGGAACACCTGATACTCTATGGACCAAGGTTCCTGCAGTTAACGGTATTAATGTCATTTATAATAACACCAATGAAAGAAATCTGTATAGCGTTTCTAGTAGAGCAAATGATCAAGTTGATTTAGTATTTGGCGACGGTGCATTTACTAATATTCCTGTTGGGAATTTTAGACTATATTATCGAGTATCAAATAACTTAACCTACAAGATTACTCCTGATGAAATGACTAATGTTGCTTTTGTTACGACCTACCGTGGGAGAACTGGAAGGTCTGAAACATTAACTATACGAGCAAGTCTTAGATACACCGTAACAAATGCCAGCTCTCGCGAAACACTTAATGATATAAGAACAAAAGCACCACAGCAATATTATACACAAAATCGTATGATCACAGGTGAGGATTATAATGTTCTCCCTTATACTACGTTTAATAATATTCTAAAAGTAAAAGCAGTAAATAGAACCAGCTCTGGTGTAAGCCGTTATCTAGACGTAATTGATTCTACTGGCAAATATTCAAGTACAAATATTTTTGCACAAGACGGCATTATATATCAAGAAGACTTTTTAATAACAGATAGTTTTCAATTTTCTAGTAGCAGCGAAGCAAATTATTATATACAGAATCTTGCACGACCGTTAATTGCAGAAATAACTACAAGACATCTATACTATAAAACAGCAAATAGGTTCACTCTCGTTAGTGGGTCAAGTTTGACCCCATCACAGTTACAGTCCGGGCATGCATATGTGATTAATACCTTAGGAAATACCGACTGGGTAGCACTAGGGGCAAGTAGTGCTACTGTGGGCACACGCTTCTTTGCAGATAGCACAGGAACAGGCACAGGCGGCGCTTATGCTACAGCATACTGGACACAAGTTTCTTCGAGCCTTGGTCGCAGCACCGGAACATTTACATCACCATCGTATACCTATTTGGTAGAAGGATCCTTGGTTAAATTCTCAGCGCCAACCGGCCAGTACTTTGATGCACAAAATCAACTTCAGACTGGAACACCCGGTACCGAGTATCAACGAACTTCTATCTGGGCCAGTGTTATATCGTACACTACTCCAGGATCAGGAAACGCTGTACTAAGCGTAGTGGTTCCTTCAGGGTGTTTCATTGATGAAGTTATTCCAGTGTTTGCTACAGATTGGTCAACCTCTCTTATCAATTTAATATTGAATTATGTATTAAGTTATAAATCATTTGGCCTACGGTACGATGTATCTACCATGACATGGACAATAGTCGACGAACAAAACTTAGGTTCTGGTTCTAACGCATTTAGCCTGACCAATGCAGGAAATACTAGTGGCACTGGTTTAGACAATAGCTGGTTTTTAAAATTAACTTTTGCAAATCAACAATACACAATTGAAAGTAGAGGATTAAACTATCTATTCCAAAGTACACGAGAAACTCGTTTTTATTATGATCCTAATGTTAAGGTCTACGACAGTAAAACAGCAACATCAAAAGTTGATTCTGTAAAAGTATTACGCACAAACACATTACCTGACAGTTCCGATAGTTTATTCTATTCTCAAACATATAGACCATGGAATCGTGTAGTTGAAGTCGACGGATACGAGGATAATAGAAAAATTTTAATCACTTTCCCCGACGATAACTTGGATGAAGTTCCTGATAATCCAGATTTGTTTATGGACCTGGTTGATCCTGATGTCAACAGTAATACAAAATATGTGTTTTTTAACCAGTCAATTGATCAATTTAATTTTTTAAGATATGATCCAATTGAAGTTGGTGTTATTGTCACTGAGTACACAACCGAAGCTGAAATCAATTTAAAAATTCAATTGTATTCTTCAGGCACAATTTTTTATGCATCCGATGAAGGTGTATTTTATCAATCAAACGAATCTACCTTGACCGAGGTAACAAATTATGTAGCCAGGGTAGGGCGTCAAGATCTTATGTTCCAATACACGCACAATGCACCGAACAATAGACGAATTGACCCAAGTCCAAATAATCTAATAGATTTTTATATTTTAACTCGAACTTATAGCGATCAATATTTTGCGTATATTACTGACACTAGTAACAAAGTGCAAGAACCTGATTTGCCAACTAACGAAGATCTTAAAACAGAATTTGGCTCAATTGAAAATTTAAAAACAATCAGTGATAGTATTGTCTATAACTCAGTCATATTCAAACCCTTATTTGGCAATAAAGCTGATCCAGCACTTCGCGCCACCTTTAAGGTTGTAAAAAATCCTAACATCAACATTAGTGATAATGATGTAAAGAGTCAAGTCATTGCTGCTATAAACACTTATTTTGACATTAACAACTGGGATTTTGGAGAAACATTTTATTTCAGTGAGCTGAGCGCATACTTACATTCATCTTTGAGTCCTAATGTAAGTAGTATTGTTATAGTACCCTCATCTGGGACTGAAGCATTTGGAACATTGTATCAAATTAATGCAGAACCAAACGAGATTGTTGTAAGTGCTGCGACTGTAGATAATGTACAGATTATAAGCGCAATTACAGCCGGACAACTTAATATAGTATAGGAAAGATAATTAATGGCCGCAATTAAGACTGTTCAGTTTTTACCTGACATTTTTCGTACTGACACTAACAGAAAATTTTTAAATGCTACTCTTGACCAGTTAGTCAGTGAACCTAATTTTAAAAAAATTAACGGATATATTGGTAGAAAGCTAAGTCCTTCCTATAAGAATACTGATAGCTTTATTGAAGAAGGCAGTGCTGATAGACAGAACTATCAACTTGAGCCATCGGTTATTATTAAAGACCCAGTTACCGATTCAATTGATTTTATCACAACTTATGCTGACATACTCAACAAGGTAAAGTATTATGGTGGGTTGCCTAACAATCATTCAAGATTATTTGACAATGAATATTACACATACGATCCTAAAATTGACTTAGATAAATTTGTTAACTTTAGTCAGTATTACTGGCTAGAAAACGGTCCGCCCTTGGTAACAGTAACCGCTTCGGGTGTGCCACTCAATGCTACCTTTACTGTCACATATAACAGCACTAATCGTTCGTATTCATTCAATGACGGCACAGAAAGACCAAATCCAGTCATTACGTTGGCAAGAGGCGGAACATACGAATTCACTATCAACGAGCCCGGAAATAATTTTTATATTCAATCTACACCCGGAGCCTCGGGCTATGACCCTAACTTACCAAATGTGAACACTAGACAGGTATTGGGTGTATCAAACAACGGTACCGATGTTGGCACAGTAAGATTTGTTGTACCGTCTAGTACTGCACAAATTAAGTGGACATCAATGATTATTGGTGGTCATGCAGACTATGCAACCAATTTAAGTTATCTTGATGTTCAAGGCGCCAATCCCGACGATTTAAACAATCTATTAGGAGGACTTGATGGTATTACAACATCTTTGCATAATAAAAAATTAATTTTTGTTAACAATAGCCTGATAGATGATGTATATTGGACAGATGTGGATACAGTTGCGTTTGATAAACGTAACGACATATTTCAAATTGATATCCAAGCCGATGAACTGGGAGTAGATAGAATATTATTGACATCAGTAGCATCTATCATTGATAATCAAAAAGTCTTGGTGAAATCTGGCGAGGTCAATACTAATAAAGAGTTCTACAGTAGACTAGGGCAGCTATACGAAATACCGCTAATTACAGCGCCACTAGATCAATTATTTTATCAAAATTCAAATAACGGTGATTCTGTTGGTCAAATTAGAATTGTTGACCCGGCAGCAACCGTTCTTGATGTTGATGCTGATATTATAGGACAAAAAACTTATTTTAGTCCAACTGGGATTATTTTTACTAATGGATTAAAAATTCAATTTGATACTAGCGCACTTGCTCCGTATACCAACAACACTTATTATGTCGAAGGAGTGGGCAATTCTATTAGACTAGTCCCCGAAGATGAGCTAACTGTTCCTGAACTTGACTATGACGTAAGTAATCAAGATTACTTCACAATAAAACGTTCAAGTCTTGATCGCAATGCGTGGAGTCGTAGCAATCGCTGGTTCCATTTAGATGTGATACAATCAGCATCGGATTATCTAGGGAGCACCGCTACATTTGATCAGACAAAAAGAGCCAGTAGACCAATTATTGAATTTGATGAAGATTTACAATTATTTAATTCCGGCACTGAAGCTAAAAAAACAATTGATCATGCTGATACCTTAATTAAACGAGCATACGCTGAAGTACAAGGTGTTACAGTTTATGTTACAGGATTAGAAGGAACAATAGCTAACGATATTCCGGTATCAGTTGTTGGAAAGATTAACAACGGCGATATCCTTGTATCAAGTACAGTACCAGGGTATGCAACCGCAGCCAATGAAGAAAACAAAGAAAGTCGATTGGTACCTAGAGATACCAATGGTAATTACATTTTAACTGTAATTGGCCGAGGCATTGATAATAAAGAGGCAACTGAAGGCACCTTAGCTACTGTAACACCACCTGTGGGTACCATTGGTATCCCTGTTGGGGATACTACTGACATTAATTATTACTATTCTAACATAGATGCGATTTGTTCAAAAACAGTTAATCTAACTGCCGGGTCGGCTGCTAATCTTACTGAAGGAATGACCGTTGATCAAATATCTGGTACAGGTGTTCTTGGCGAAGGTATAACAATTCAAAGTGTTAATAATTCAACACAAATTACGTTATCAGACTTTCCAACTTCAACTGGCACTATTTCATTTTCTTGTGCATTAAATGATTCAACTGACGAGTATGCTACGTTCACTTCAGGGGAATCATTTACTATAGCAACAAATTCTCGAATAATTTTTACTGCAGACGACAACGACAATGTACGAAATAAAATTTATGATTTTACTATAGAATTAGTCACTGACGCACTAGGTACCTCGGTTTATAAAGCATATATTGTCGAAGCAGAAGATTCCTTAATAGAAAAAGGACATACAGTAATCGTCAAGGATGGTCCGCAAGGAAAAAAACAGTGGCACTATACTGGAAGCAGCTGGAAGTTGTCTCAACTCAAAACATCAGTTAATCAGCATCCATTGTTTGATATTGTTGACAGCAACGGTATAAGCTTTGGTGATACTTCGGTTTATAATGGAACTTCTTTTGTTGGGTCAAAGATTTTTTCTTATAAATTAGGAACAGGAAGCAATGATACAGTATTAGGAATTCCGTTAAGTTATAAGAATTTTGTATCTCAAGGCGATATTCAATTTGACAATAATTTTGATTATGAAACATTTTCATATCTTGTAACAACAGGAGGAACAGCAGCAGCCAATGTTAATTCGGGCTATCTACAAAAAAATCTATCCCGCACAACTTGCCAGCGGCAAAATTCTTGGGTTATAAATCAAGATTTTAGCAAGCAATATCAAATTTACAATTTTGTATACGATGGAGAAATTAACTTATTTCCAATTGACAATGCCCCTGAGAGCAGTCTAATTACACCAAACATTAAAGTTTTAATTAATAATATTAGTATATCTAGTGATCATTTTGTAGTCACTAAGGTTGTTGATCGATTGGCCTTGTTAATAGATCCAGATATTATTACTGTTAACGATGTTATTTTTGTTTTAATTTATAGTACGGGTGTTTCACCTAACGCATATTATCAAGTTCCGTTAAACTTTGATGTTAATAGCTTGAACGTAAATTTAGAAAATTTAACACTTGGGCAGATGCGTAATCATCTCATCACGCTTAAAAATAATAGTTTAAATGTAACTGGTAGTGTTCCTGGAAACAGTAATCTTAGAGATATTCAGTATAAAAATAACGGTGGGAGTATTTTACAACATAGTGCTCCGTTAATCTATGCAGGATTGTTTTTGAACCATCCTGAAATGAATTTTGTTAATAGCATAAAATTAGCTAATAGAGAATATTCTAAATTTAAAATTAAATTTTTAGAACTTGCAATAAATCTAAATTTAGATGTAACCAATGTTCCGAGCAGTGTTGATACTATACTATCAACTATTAATTTGGTTAAGAATACTACTTTTCCTTGGTATTATAGTGATATGGTACCATACGGAGATACCAATAAAGTATCAATCCCAACATATACTGTTTTAAACCCAGCTATCAAGAGTTATGAAATAACAAATATTTTCAATGATAGTGTAGTAAGTAATAAATCTGTTCTAGTTTATATAACCAGATCAATTGATAATGTTGTATATAAAACATTGGCCATCAAAGGAAAAGATTTTGTCTTTGATCAAACTCGCCCGGCGATAACATTCACTGATACATTTAATTTATTATATGGTGATCTAATAGACATCATTGAATATAATAACACTGATGGTAGTTATATACCAGAGACACCAACAAAATTAGGACTGCATCCTAAGTTTATTCCCGAAATATATACCGATAATACCTATCGTACACCAATTGCAGTAATACAAGGACATGACGGAAGTATTACTCCAGCGTTCAATGATTATCGCGACGAGTTTCTATTAGAGCTCGAGAGGCGAATTTATAACAATATTAAAGTACAGTACGATACAAATATTTTTAATATTGCCGATTACGTTCCGGGTAAATTTAGAGTTACTGATTATTCACTAAGTGAATTTAATCAGGTTTTAAGCCAGTCTTTTTTATCTTGGGCTGGTACTAACAGAGTTGATTATACAACAAATTCAACCTTTGTTGCATCAGATGCATTTACATGGAATTATAAAAAATTCACTGATGTGGTCAACGGGGAAACATTGCCTGGTAGTTGGCACAGCATATACAAATACTTTTACGATACTGATCGTCCACATACTCATCCTTGGGAAATGTTGGGGTTCAGCGAAAAGCCGGACTATTGGAATGACAGATATGGTCCAGCACCATATACTGGCGGCAATGCAGTTCTTTGGAGCGATCTGAGTCTAGGGTATATCCATGAAGGACCCCGGAAGGGATTTGACACTAGATATCAAAGACCTAATTTATCATTTATTGTTCCTGTTGACGATAGCGGCAATTTGATAAGTCCTGAGAAAATTCTAGTTCAAGATTTTGATAGCAATAAGGCAAATACAAGTTTTGCAGTAGGTGACATAGGTCCAACTGAACTAGCCTGGCGCCGAAGCAGTGAATATGCTTTTGCACTTCAGTTAACACTTGCATTACTAAAGCCTGCCAAATATTTTTCATTGTTATCAAACACAACAACTTATTATCGCGATTTAGTTACTGCACAATTTGAAATAGAAGATACTAAACAACATATTACTCCTACAGCTATTCCAATCCACGGATATACTCAGACTGACGGATCTGTGGTTAAAGGTGCGGGATATTTAAATTGGATTAGAGATTATATTAAGAATCTAGGTGTAGACGCCGCGGCCGATATCATTAAAAACAATCTAACAAATTTAAATGTTCAATTGAGTTATAAATTAGCAGGCTATACTGATAAAAAATACATAGAATTATTAGCCGAGCAAAACAGTCCAAGTAGTATTAACGATAGTGTGGTAATACCTGACGAAAACTATAGAGTTGAATTATTTAAAGGGTCGGCTGTAAATAAAATTAGTTATAGCGCAGTAGTCGTTGAACGAACCGCAACGGGATATACAGTAAGTGGGTATAACATTACTAATCCTTACTTTTTTATTATACCAAGTCAAGTTAATAATAATGCCTATACAATAACAGTAGGTAAAGAACGAGGTGTTGTGTATAAAGACTTTAAAAAAGCCAAGTACACAGTACCTTACGGAACTGAATTTAACACAAAACAACAGGTTGTGGATTTCCTAATTAGTTATCAACGGTATCTAAATTCGCAAGGATTTATATTTAATGAAAGAAATTCGGATCTTAAAGAGCAGAAAGACTGGATACTAAGCGCAAAAGAATTTTTATATTGGGCATCACAGGGGTGGAAATCAGGAATAATTGTATTAAGTCCGGTGTCAGGACAATTGTCATTGTATGATTCTGAATCTGTAGTTGACGAAATATTAAATACTCCATTTTCTAGTAGAGTATTAGATATAAACTTTAAAAATATTATTAAAAATGATTTTACTGTAACTAGAGAAAGTAATCTATTTACATTTAAATCTACTAACGGACAAGTCATTGGATTTGCTGAACTAGATTTAGTTCAATTTGAACATTTATTAATTTTAGATAATGTAACAGTGTTCAAGGACGTGATTTATGTTCCAGAATTAGGGAATCGCCAATATCGTTTAAAGTTAATTGGAGCCAAGACAGCCGACTGGACCGGTAGTTTAGAATTGCCGGGCTTTGTGTACAGCAGCGGAGAAGTAGATAATTGGATGGCCGGGCAAGACTATTCTAAAGGTAGTATAATTAAACACAAGTTTAAGTACTATACAGCATTACAAAATATCACTGCAGCTGATCAATTTCAAACTGTGTATTGGAAGCAAATTAGTACACAAGAATTGCGGTCAGGCATGATCTCTAATTTTGCCACCAATGCTGGATCTTCGGCTAGATACTATGACATAGAAGATCAACCCACCGACGAGAACTATCAATCATTTAGTAACGGGTTAATTGGATTTAGAAATAGAAGTTATTTTACAAATCTTGGAATAAGCAATACCACGCAGAGTAAATTTTATCAAGGATTTATCAAGCAAAAAGGAACCATTAATGCTGTCAACGCCTTACGTGGCGCTAAATTTAACGATCTTGATACAGGAATTCAGATTTATGAAAACTGGGCAGTACGTGTAGGCGAATATGGAGCCACAGATATCAATCAATTTATTGAGGTAGTTCTCAATGATATTGATTTTGTTAATAATCCTTCGCCAATGCAGTTCATTGACAATTCTGTAGTTGCTCAAACAAATATTCCTTCTTTTGTTGCCTTGGATATCTATAGACAGAGCGACAATTTTTATGCTAAGTTATTTCCGGCAGAAAATCTAGATGAACCGTCAGCATTAAGACCATTGCCAGTTGCTGGTTTTGTGAACTTGGATGATGTTGACGCAACAATATTTAATTTAACAGATTATCGTACGTTAACAGCTATAGTTGATCAAATTGGCACTGGATATAAAATTTGGGTAGCAAGAGACTTTGACAATGCCTGGAACGTATATCGTGCAACACCAGTGATAGGATTAGCCTTTGCTTTAACCTACGTAATTGATAATGTTGGGCAATTAACTACTAATCAAGAGCATGGCTTGTCTGTTGGCGAAATAATTATCTTAAAGAATTTTGATTCTAGGTTTAACGGTGTTTATCTAGTAAGTAGCATTATTGATTCTACTAGATTCTATATTAGCCTGTATCAAAATTTACAAAATCTAATAGACGAACAAACTATTATTGGTAATGGTATGCTGTTTAGATTAACAAGTTTAAAAGTGCAACACCCTTATCAAGTTGATAATGCCAGACCTAGCCTAGGCTGGATTGATAATGATAAAGTGTGGATTGATGATGTTGACGGTTTAAAAAATTGGGCCGTGTTTAATAAAACAAGCCCATGGGACTACAGCAATAAAATAGAATTAAACGAAAGCCAGTATACTGGACTTGATCACTTTGGGCAATCACTTAGTTTCTCTCAGACAGGGCAAGTGCTATTTGGCGGAGCTCCGGATTCTGGAACCGCAGGCAGAGTCAATATATTTTCAAGAAATATCAACAGTGGATACGACCCAATTGGATTCTTTGCTCCTAGTAATGCTAATATTTTAAAATTTGGAAAAAAGATTGTCAATGGGTCAGGGTTTGTGGCAGTATCAGCACCAGATAGCCTATCAACAAAAGGGCTAGTCTATGTTTACAGCGATAATGTAACATTAAGTCAGATTCTTGTTGAATCAGCTGCAACCATTGGCGATCAATTTGGCGCATCATTGGCAATCAGCAACGACGGAAGCTATTTGTACATTGGAGCGCCGGGTGCCAATAAAGTATATTGCTACGCCAAAGCCGCAGTAAGGAACATAAACACACAATCGTACCCAGACACTACCACGGGACTAGCTGGCCCCAACGGGAAAAGAACTAAGTTTGTAATTAAAAATGAGATAGCTGTAACAGTTGATACTCCTGAGGATATTGTAATTAGGTCGTTGTTAAACCAGGCCGAATATATCCCGTACACTGATTACTCCATAGCAGCAACGACGACAATTAGCACAATATCAACATCAGGTCTGGCCAAAGATCCGTTAACTGATGCGGTACCATCTACATCTGTGACCTATTCTGATTTACCAGCCGCAATAGGTCCTAATCAATTTACAGGAAATATAAGTTGGAGACTCGCATTAAGTAGTAACATCACAGCAAATGTTGGTGATTATATTACACAATTTGTTGGTAATACCGGAAATGCTCGAGTTCTTGCTAATGTTGTTTCTTCCAGTAACGTAGTAGTAGATTTTATTGGAGGCAATATTGTTCTTGCATCAAACATAGGTACAAGAGTTAATATTGCTAACCTAACATCTTATACAACAACAACAGCAAATGTGGTATCAATGCAGGAAATTGACGGAGCTAGATTTAATGTTACTAGAACTGGTACAAGTACAGCATATACAGTAACCGTTACTGATGCCGGATACGGATATCAAACTGGTGATGTGCTGAGTATTCTAGGAGCTAATTTAGGTGGTGTAACCTCAACAAATAATTTAACAATTACTGTCACCGGCACTAGTGCTGGTAAAGTAATAGAATTTGTAACAGCACCGGACAGTACAGCTAAAATTATTGTAACCGCACAGCCATATCGATATAAATTAATTTCTACTTTACCACTGTCAAGCGAAGTAATTGGTGTAGATAATTTTGGCATTTCTCTAGCTTGTAATACCGAAGGCTCATCATTGGCAGTTGGTGCCAATTATTTTACTAATAACTCAATTAACAAATCTGGTGCAGTATTTGTTTATCATCGAACAATAACACAGTTCATCACCGACGGAATATCCAGTACCTATCAGACCCTGGGTACCTTTAACACTGTTAATAGAGTTAGTTTAAATGGAACGGAATTGACCCAAGATACAGATTATTATATTACCAATGATAATGCAATACAGTTTAATCCATTTAATATCCCTGCAGTAGGGAAACGCCTTAAAGCCGAGACAAATCAGTTTGTACTTGATCAAAGTCTGTATTCGCCACAATTAATAAGTCAAGCCGAACAGTTTGGCACTGATCTATCTATGTGTACAACTGGGTGCAATATTTTTGCAACTGCACCAAATTATAAAGAATCTCATTATCAGGCTGGAATAGTTTATAGATTCCTTAATGTTGGTCGTATCTACGGAACAGTGACTGGCACAGTAAGTGATCCTGTAGTAACAGCCGGTCAGTTAATTGTCATTAATAATTATAATATTGTTTTAACTGGGCCAACACTAGATAATGTAATTCAATCTATTAATTTATTAGCCATTCCTGGCATATTAGCCTCTAAGACCACTGACAATAAATTAAAGATTGTCAGTGATGTTCAAGTCTTAGGAGAAAAACTTGACATTAAATCAGGTAGTACAGGCACAGCTCTAGCCGATCTAGGTATAGTGCCTTACTTGTATGCACAAGAAATGAAACACCCAGACAGAATTGGCGAAACCTTTGGTGTCTCGATTGCGTCTGACATGACAACCGGTATGCTGGTAATTGGTAGCGCAGGTGCTGACATTAATGTACCTACTCAAGTTGATAATGATAATACTGTTTTTGACAGTGGATCTACTAGATTTGGTGATCCTGCAGTAGATTCTGGTGCGGTGTATGTGTACAACTTAATGTCAAATCCTTTTGAAAACGAAGATAACCCATCTGTGTTTTCGTATACGCAAAAGCTACTTGGGTTAGGCATCGAAACTGGATACAATTTTGGAGAAAGTGTAGCAATACTAGATAAAACAATAGCAGTTGGTGCACCCGGCGATGCTAGTATAGCAGCTAGTGGGGGAAGCGTATATCTCTTTAACAATACCAACTTGCTGTCAGGATGGACATTACATCGATACAAAGAAGAAAGATCTGATCTCAGCACTATCACTTCAACATTTATCTATGATAAGAAAACACAAAATATTATTGATTTCTTTGATATACTAGACCCAGCAAAAGGAAAAATACTAGGTATAGTCGATCAAGAACTTGATTATAAAGAAGAATATGATCCAGCATCTTACAATGTAAACACTAGTGATTTAAATATATTAAACGAACAATTTTACTGGGGTAAAAAACAAGTTGGGCGCACTTGGTGGGATTTATCCGTGGCCAGTTACATAGACTACGAACAAGATCAATTAAAGTATAGAATTAATAACTGGGGAAGTTTATTCCCTGGAAGCCAAGTAGACATATATGAATGGGTAGAAAGCGAAGTATTACCTAGTCAGTATGTTGTTGGTGGTAGCGACGGCGTACCAAAATACATCAATAACTCATCATACTGCGTATCAACTATAGTTGACCCAGTTACTGGAATTATTACACTAAAATATTACTATTGGGTAAGAGGTAAAACTACAGTGAATCCGATAGTTGCTCGGAGATCAATGAGCACAAGTACATTGGAAAAATATATTTCTAATCCTAAAGATCAAGGAATACCTTATATTGTGCCATTGGCTAGAAATGCGTTATCACTGTACAATGTTAATCAACTAATGTCTAGTACTAATGTAGTACTGCACTTAGAAACATCATTGGCACGAAACCCAAATTTAATACACAACGAATATCAATTGGTCCAGCAAGGAAATCCTGATGAAATTATTCCGGAGCGAGTTGTTAATAAATTACGAGATAGCCTAGTAGGATTTAATTCGTTTGGTCAGCTTGTACCAGATCCAGCAATAAATCCAGACAACAGGACTGGTATATTATTGAGACCAAGGCAGTCATTTTTTGTTAATAGATCGCCAGCATTAAAAACTTTCGTAACATCATTGAATTCTGTTTTTGTTAAGAATCCAATTTTATTAGTAGCAAATGCATCTTTAATGTACGCCGAAGAACCACTACCGTCAGGAATAGATAGTTCGACTAGCAGTTCAATTGACTTAACCTATTTAAACACTGAATCGTTCGAGGATGGGTATAGTGTATTAATTCCTGCAGATGCAGATTATAATGGAAAATGGACTGTATATGTTTTCAATGGAGTTACTAGGGCATTTGATTTACGTCGTATTCAAAGCTATAAAACTCCTATATTCTGGGACCAAATTGACTGGTATTCGGATACATTTACACAAGGGGCAATTATTGCCTATACCGTTAACCAGTTTGCAGATGTACAAAAGATTAATCCTGATATTGGCGATTACATTAAGGTACTAGATAATGGAAACGGACAATGGTTAATATATGAAGTGGTATCAGCTACAGAATATGATCTTGTTGCAGCACAAAATGCCACTTTGTCACTGAAGCCGGAAATTTATGACAGTACATTAAATTCTGGTTTTGATTCTCTAGTGTTTGATTTAACAGAATTTGATCCCCAAGCCGGCGTTGAAATATCTAAGATTTTTGACAGTGTGTACAGTGAAATCTTTATTAAAGATCTTGCAATATATTTTAATGATATTTTCTTTGCACTAGTAAATTATATCTATTCAGAACAAAAAAATCCAGACTGGATATTTAAAACCAGTTTCATTGATGTATATCATCAATTGAGAACACTGCGCCAAATATCAAGCTACATAAAAGATAACCAAAATTTCTACGAGGATTATATTAATGAAGTTAAACCTTATAGAACTAAGATTAGAGAATATGTGCCCGCATACTCAGCTGATGATTCTGCAACTGGCAATTGGACCGACTTTGACTCACCGGCATTCTACGATACTGGTGCAGGAGTATTCAGATCACCGGACATTAACAATACAGCCGATGCGGATATATTCACCACCGAGTTGTATGAGCCTTACTACGATAATTACAAATATAAAGTCACTGACTTTTTTGTTAGCAATGCAGGAAGCTTGTATACCATTGCACCTAATGTAGAAATTAGTGGAGGTGGTGGCACAGGAGCAACAGCAATTACAACCATTAATGGTAGTGGACAAGTTACTGGTGTATACGTTACTAATGCAGGCTCAGGATATACCACAACTCCTAATGTAGTAATTAATGGAACTGGCACTGGAGCTAGAGCGTACCCATTAATGAAGAATGAATATTTTAATTCTAATGCAGTAGTAAGCTATAATACGATAAGAAATGTAACTACTTCTCTTAAATTTGATAGAATTGACTATTCAAGTAATGTTATACCATGGGAGACCAATACTGCTTATGCAAATACAATAGTATCTGGCTCAGGCAGTAATATTTGGGTAGCAAGTGGTAATATTATAATTTATAACAGCCAGGCTTTCTTGGCCACAAACGCCAATATTACTACGCAGTCAATTTTTGATTATACTCGGTTTACTAAACTTGAAGGCGGAAATGTTTTATTAAAAGCATCTGATAGGATAGAAGCCTACTATACAAATACAATTGGTCGGCCAGGAAAAGATTTAGCACAATTAATGCATGGAATTGAATATCCAGGCGCACAAGTTGTTGGTGAGCGATTTAATGCAAACAGCGTTACCGTTACTAGTAATGTGTTTGGCTTTAATTATATTGGCTTATCTATAACTAGTGCAAATACTCAGCAAGTTGACTTCTTAGACCTAGGATTTAATTTGAATAATCCTGTCAAGGTTGAAGCTCTAGTACCTTTCCCATTTACAAATAATGGTATCTTTAGCATTGTTAGTGTAGATCACAACAGCTTAATGGTGTCGGGGGATAAGCCCATTGAGTCGTTGTATAACTTAACTGTTGGTGACTATATAACGGCAAATGTTGGTGATTACATAACACAGGCGAATACTTTAGCCAACGCTTGGGTAGTTGCCAACGTAGCATATTCTAAACAAGTCACTGTTATACACAGTGTAACAGGATTTGAATTGTCCCCGGAAGTGATATCAATTAATGGTGTGACTACACTAGCAAACGTACAGGAGTTAACAGCCGGAGGAACAATTGAGTCTAAGATTTCTAATCTGTATATAGATGATCTATTAGATTCCAATATCTATAGTATGTACTTAGATTCAGCATTGGGTACCAGACCCGAGGACATAAACATCGTTGGTGGTGCATATGTTGATTTGTACAGTAGTCATGCCCCAGAGGAATTGATTCCTGGTCGTGTTTACGATGCACTTGAAATGCGTGTGTTTAGTAACACAGCCGGTAATACTGCAACCTATGGTTATAGAGTATTCCAGACAATGAATGGCAATGTTGAATATGCAAGAATTAGTAATCTAGCAACAGCGTCGCTAACTGCTAATCTTGGTATCACTGATACTGCAATACATGTTAATGATGCCAGCATATTCCCGGCTGCTAACCCCGTATTTGGTATTCCTGGTGTTGTTTTCATTAACGGAGAAAAAATACATTACTATCAGAAATACGATACAACTAAAATGGCCACAGCGGTTCCGTGGACAGCTAATGTAGACTATAGAACAGGCGCCCTATTAAGCGGTATTGACAGTAATGTTTATTTGGTATTAGGAAATGTGTATGCTAATGCATCCGCTTATATTAACACTGCTAATTTACAATTAGTAACCTTAAACACATTAGCACAGATTCGAAGAGGAGTAGACGGAACTGGATTGCCTAATGTACATTTAGCTAATAGTCAAGTTGTTGATTCTAGTCTACAACAATTTGTACCTAACACGAGCTCAAATACCTCAACAATAACAGGAAACTTGATAGTAACAGCCAATGTAACTTGGAAGCTAACATTGAGTTCGAATATTACAGCAAACGTTGGTGATTATATTACGCAATTTATAGGTAATACCGGGAACGCTCGGGTACTTGGTAGCGTTGTTTCTGCAAATGTAGTGGCAGTGGATTTTGTACACGGAAACATAAAACTTGCATCAAATATTGGTACAAGAGTTAATATTGCTAATGTTACCTCCTACACAACTACAACAGCAAATATTGTAGCAATACAGCCCTTGGGTGCAGTAAGATCAAATGGAAATGTGGTGCTAAGTGGTATTACATTACTGAATAACCCGCTTTGGGTTCCGTTAGGAACTGGTGTTGGTTTAGAAGGAAGCACTCTGTTTGCAGCAGAGTTTATTAAAGCAGAAGAGAGTTATATACCATGATAAAACCACAGATAAATAATGATATGGATACAAATATGGAACTAGTAACAGAAAATATAGCACAAGAACGCCTACCGGATGAGCAAAGCGGCATCTATGTCCAAGGACATATTAAAATTTTTGATCCAGAATCTGGCGAAGTTTACATTGACAAGCGTAATGCTATTCATTATGAAAATATTTCTGAATCAATTGCGTATTCGTTAGCCAATAAAGGTCAAAGTTACATATACGAAATGCATTTTGGTAATGGCGGCACTAGTATTGACCCCACTGGTATTATTAACTATCTTCCATCCAATACAAATACAAGTAACAGTAACTTATATAATCCTACTTTTGCTAAAATTGTAGATAATACCAGCACACTGAATCCGGATCCTACTAGAAATAAAATTGAAATTAGACACACCCCTGGCAGAATTTACACAGATATTGTTATCTCGTGTTACTTAGATTATGGCGAGCCTAGCGGGCAAGCAGCGTTTGATAATTCAACTACCTTAGAGGATACTTATACTTTTGACGAACTGGGATTAAAAGCAAGAAGCACTGATGGCAGCTCTGGTTTAACTACCACTGGAAAATTACTTACGCATGTAGTGTTCCACCCAGTGCAAAAATCACTCAATAGACTAATTCAAATTGATTATACAGTGCGTATTCAGACTCTAACTAACTTGAGTACTATAGGATAATACGATGGCTTATTATGTTAACAAAACTGACGGCACTGCTATATTAATTCTTGATGGTACCAAAGATACCACTAGCACTAGCCTAACGTTATTTGGTCGATTATCTCAGACATACGGTGAAAATCTCAATGAGAACTTTGTTCACCTATTAGAGAACTTTGCCTTGGGCAGCGCACCAGCTTACCCAACAGTTGGGCAATTGTGGTACGATACCGCAGTTGATAATATTAAATCTTTTGACGGTACAGATTGGATCACTGTTGGTAGTTATATATCCGGAAACGTAACTTTAACTGGAAATCTTTTTGTTGGACCAAACTCGTTTCAAATACAAGATCTAGGTAATGTTTCTATTACTAATAGATCTAATGTTGGCAATATTAGTTTTTACGGAAACATCAATGGAACCAATACACGTACTCTACACATCAATGGAGCAACAGGATTAGTCGAAGTCACTGCAAACGCCATTGCTAATCTTGGGGTAACAACAAAGATTTATGTTGATAGCGAAATTGCAAAAGCCAGCAGCGGAGCAAATGTTGCATTGGCTGCAAATGTTGCTATTATTAATGCAAACCTAGCGGTACGTACTACAACAGAAGGAAATCTATCTTCAAGTATTAATGCAGCTAATTCGGCCATTGCGTTACGAGATACTATAACCAGAGTTAACAGTATCAATGGTGCAATTGATACAGCAATTGTTGCAAACGTTGCCGCACTAAATTCTACTATTACCACTGTTAACCTAAGCGTAACAGCAGCCAATGTGTCGTCGGCAGCAAATGTCGTTGCAGCCAATGTTGAAATAGGTAAACTAAGAGCAAATATAACTGCAGCCAATGTTGTGATTGCTAGTATCCAATCCAACCTATCACAGACTAATACTGATGTATCTGCATTGGCTCCAAAAGCTAGCCCAGCACTTACTGGTACACCAACCGCACCAACTCCAGCAGATGGAACAAACAGCACTAGAATTGCAACTACAGAATTTGTACAAACGGCTATTAATAGTATTCCTGGACCAAATTTATCAGGTGCAAAATGGCAAGGTAGTGCAAAATTCGTAGCAACCACAGATCCAACATCATCTGACGGAGTTGATGGTGATTTCTGGTTCAAGTACAGTTAAATTATATGGCCGGCCGCATTCTATTAAAAAAGTTTGGGATAGTTAATTCTAATACAGTTGAAACTCCTGTTCGACTTTATCCGTATTTCGTTGGAGCCTACAGCGCATTTACAAATCAATACGGGGTATGGAATACCTCAACTGCAACCGGAACAAAACTAACCGCTACTAGAAAATTTACCGCCCCAACTACAGGCACCTATAAAATAAGAGCCACGGTTGACAATAGTGGCTCTGTTTATATTGATGGTAATAAAATAGCAGGAACTCCGCAAAATTATAATGCTACACCAACTGCAGTATCTGTCACGTTAACAGCCGGTGAGCATATTCTTAGATTTGAAGTTATAAATACCGGAGGTCCGGGATGTCTTGCTTGCACTATTTCGGACTCAACCGACACACAAGTATTATGGGACACAAGAACCTATGCAGTGGTGTATAACATTACCTCGTCTGTTTATGTAATGACTCCCACATTTGCCGGAACTATTACTGCACATATTTGGGGCGGTGGTGGTGGTGGCGGGAGTGCTGATTATGGTGTGGGCGGAAGTGGTAGCCCAGGATTATACAAGACATTAACCTTTAATTTTAACAAAGGCGATACCATTGAAGTTGCCATTGGATCTGGTGGTAGCGAAGGAATTAGCGGTAGACCACAGATAGGTGGTGCAGGTGGTCCGGGAAGAATAAACGTAGACGGATCAAGTTCTCACTCGTTTAACGGTGGTACAGGTGGAGATGGACCTGTGTCCGGAGCAGGTGGTGGCGGTGGTGGTGCTACTACTATTTTAGTTAATAATCAATTGGTGCTGGCCGCTGGTGGAGGTGGTGGTGGCGGGGGTGCCGGAAGTAAAGGAAATAGTCAAAATGGTAAATCTGCTTCTATAAATTTTAACGCAATAGGGTCAACATCAAGCGATTACCGTGGACAAAATGGACAGACAAGAGCCACTGACGGCGGCACCGGGGGTGGCGGTGGTGGTGGTTATCCGGGTGGTCTTGGTGGTAAATCAAACTCCGGAGATTCAGGAGCCGAGCCCGGGCAAACTGGCGGTAATTATCCGTCTAGTTCGGCTGCTAGAGGGGAAGGTAGTACATACTACGAAAGCTCATATGGTGCTGCAGGGTCTCCGTCGGCTCCGGGACAAGACGGATATGCAGTATTGGAAATATTACCAGCTGTGCAATATGCAGCGGCTAGTGCAGTCAAAGTGGCCGGGGATTGGCGCCAGATCGCTAAAGGATACGTAAAAGTCAGCGGTACCTGGCGTCAAATTATCACAGCCTACGTAAAGAAAAATGGAACGTGGCGCCCAATTGTTAGCGCCGGTGCTCAGGACAGTGTTACAGAAACAGCATCAATTACAAATTATGGTCAAGTACAACGATCATACTGATCATACAGTTAAAACAGCATAATTTAAAACAGCATAAATAACTAAAGTTGGAGAATACAAAAAATGGCTTATAATATTAATCTGTCAAATGGTACGGCGCTGATAACAGGCGGACTTCCAGATGGTACAATTGACACTACTAACTCTAGTTTAACGCTAGTTGGTAAAAACTATCCCGGATACGGCACTTTTTTAAATCAAAATATGGTCCAGTTGATGGAAAATTTTGCTAAATCAAGCGCACCTGCTGCTCCGTTACCCGGACAAATATGGTGGGATACTGGTGAAAAACGTCTAAAAATTAACATTTCTACTGCTAAAGGTGCCGCTAATGCAAGCTGGAGAACATTTGCAACAATGACTCAATCGGCGAGTTTTACAGGAACTCCGGTTATTGGAGAACAATGGTGGGACACTGTTAACACTCAGCTGAAAGTGTGGAATGGTACAACCTGGAGCGTAGTCGGTCCTGCAGCTACAGCAGCCACTGGTAACACCGGAGCGATTCCGGATACTATTGTAGCCACATCACCATCAGCTACTTATGTGGTGTTGAAGTTTTATATTGATAATACCTTAGTGGGGATTTGGAGTAAAGAATCAAGTTTCCAGACAGCAGTTACCGGTTTTGCTGTTATTAATCGTGGACTAAATCTAAATAACAGTATTTCCCAGGCTTTCTATGGTAACGCTGACGTTGCACTAAACCTTTTTGCTGGTAATGCGGCTGTATCAGCTGCAAGTTTTGTACGTAATGATGCATCAGGATCAGCCAGTAGAACAATCACTGGCGCAGTTACAATTCTTGATAACGGTGGTATTACTTTTGGAGTTGCTAGTGATTTTGTTGGATCTGTATCTAGTGGCGACGTAACTCTCAAGAACTCAACTAATAACAAA